GAAACTAAAAAAAAAATATCTGATGCGTTAAAATGTAGAGCTGTTATGATTAAAAATAAAATAAATGCTAAAAATATTATTATTAAAGAAAAAATAATTATAAAAATTAATCAATATGATTTAAATAATATTTTAGTAAATTCATTTAATAGTATTATTGAAGCTGCTAATATTACACAAATTAGTCGTTATTCTATAAGTAAAGTTTGCAATAACAAACAAAAAATTGCTGGTGGTTTTATTTGGAAAAAAGAATAAAAGTATTTAAATATTTTATTTAATAAAAAATATTTAAATTTGCGCAATCTGGGGCTTGAACCCAGGGTCTCCGATTTACTTATTTCAAAATGAAAATATAAGAACGGTGATTTAACCAACTAATCTAATCGCGCTTATCATAAATGGTAACAATTTACTTGGGTCTTGAATTCAAAATCTCATGATTAGAAGTCGTTCGCTCTACCAATTAAGCTAGTCTCCATTTGTCTTCTTCTGCTGCTCCTCCTATAAATAAATTAGTTAAATGAAATGATTAATATAATAAAAAATATTTACTTATCTTTAAGTCTGGTTTCTGGTCCTTTTGCTGTCTTTGTCTTCTTTCTTACTCTGTTGACGCTCCATATTATATGATTAAATTGTCTTTAAATTATTTTCGAGTTTAAATATATATATTTAAATGCTCCTTACAAAACCATCTTTTTATTCTTTGGTCTTTACAGGGTTTTTAATATTATCAATATTTATTATCATAATATTTAATATTAAACGACTCAAAAATTTATCACCTGAAACACTTATTAAGATTATTTCTCTCTTAGGTATTTTTGTAGGAATACATGGATTACAACATCTAGGACTAGAAGTTGTATATAATTATAATCCAATGGAATAAATTATTTATTAATAATTGTTGCCCTGAAATCCTTTCTACATGTTCCACAACGTCGGAATGAACCATCACTAACCAAAGAATCTGTTTTAAAACTGGAACAGAAAATACAATTTAGAGAGAAAGTGGGTGGTTTCATTTGTTTTATAAACTCACTATGTGTGTGGTATTTATATGCGTCATTTATAGGAGTTTGAACTAAATTATGCGTAAAAGAATTAAAATTACCTGAATCCATTATATATACTTTTAGCAAAATATTGTACATTAAATGTATTTTTGCTATACTTTTTCTAAAAGTATATTAGTTATATATAATGAGTTATTTTGACAAATATGTTATATTTACTTTTTTATTCAAAATTTTATTTGCTATTTTAGCAGTTTTACATTTATATTTTAAAGTAAAGGGTAAAACAGATTCAAAAACAGATAAAACAATAGTATATTGGCAAGAAAGAGTTGAGTTTGTGTTCATTGTTTTAATGTCATTTATGCTATTATATTTATTTTATCCTAGGTCTACTAAACCAATTATAATAGATTTTGAAACCAAAGTATTGTTATTTGTATTTGGAATCATTATACTTATTGGAGCAAAATGGGAAATTTTTATTAAAGAAAGTCCTATTTTTAAGAAAGTTCAACAAATTGTTAAATAATCTATAATCTATTTCTTCTACCCAAATAAGCAGCCGCAGAAGTTCCAACCATACCATATGCGGTGTGGGGTTTATAAACAAAATTTTTACTGTAAGTATAACATAATGTATTACTACAGTTATTATACTCTTTATTGTAAGGAAGTAATACTGTATTAAACATTGTGCTAAAATTATTCGCTCTATTTAAACGATTAGAAGGATATGAAGGCGTATTTTTTGTGGCTGATGACATATATATATATACTTTTAGAAAAAGTTATAAGTAAATGAAAACAAAAATTAATAATAAAAGTAAATTATTTACCACATGAACCACAACCTGGTCTAACGTTATGAATACGACCAACAATTGAACTATTTAAAGCACCTCCCGCTTTAGGCTTTGGAGTTGGAGCTAAATTTGCTTGAAATGTTTCTAATTGTTTTTGGGTGTAGTTACCGTTATTTAGTTTCATAAAAATTTTTGCTGGCATATTATAAATAATGACAATATTTTAATTTACCCTAAAATATTTTTAATTATTTTTTAATTCTAAATAACTTGAATCTAGACAATTTGTACCAAGTGTTTGGTCATATAAACTTTTAAATGTAGTATTAGGGTCTTCCGAGGCAACACACTCACAAGGAAAATAAATTTTTAATTCATCACAATTTTTATCTTCAAGTGAGCCATCTTCAAACTGAACATTAAAAAAATTAGTAGATATTTCATTAATAATTAATGCTTTAACATAATAAGTAGTATTACCTTTAGTCGCGTAAACATAGTCACCAACTTTAAAAATACAAGTAATATTAGGTTCTGGATAAAATAATGGGTCATTATATATTTTTGAGTCATCACTTTTAGATGTAATAGGACAATTACAATTACTTACAATACTTGTTTTTGTTGTTTTACCTCCATAAATTGGAAATGCTCTATTAAATGGTATTGGGGCTCCAAAATTTGGAGGAATAACTCCACGCCTTAATGGCGCTTTTCCTTTAAGTCTATTTAAATATCTGTCATACGAATTATGTTTTATATCACAACCAATTCCACCTGGAGACAGGGCTCCTGGCCTTAAACATGTTACAGTGCGTTTAGTGCTATTACTTCCAACTGTGCTTCCTTTTGTAGCAACATATGTCTGTTGTATACTTGGAACAGGTCTATCACTCATCTGATTCCAACATACATTATATGTATCAGAAGTAGGTTGTGTATAAGCATTTAATGCGCCTAAATTCATTGTATAGAGAGAAGAAGCCACTCTTACCGTATTTTGAATAATTTTTAATCTTTGATATTGATTTGCTGGTGTATTTGAAGTTAAATTTGTATCGCAACTTCTAAGTCTGTAATAAAATGGATTTTTATCTTTTACATTTGTTGCTACTTCAAATGGATTATAAAAAAAATTATCTTTTGTTCTAAGAGTTTGTGGTATTTCAAATGGATATTTATATACAATGGCTGTTCTTGAATACATATATATATATTATCACATTAAAAATGCTTTTCTAAAATCAATTTAAAATAAAATTGATTTTTAAATATTAATTGTAAGTAGAATAATATACATACAATACTTAAATAACTCAATTATGTCTAGATTATGCTGTGAATATTGTGGCAAAGAATATCAACGACGAATAAATCATGATAAACATATTATTTTATGTGAAATTGTTTACAAAGCCAAAAAAAAAGACAAAAGAATAGATAAGGAAACTGAAGAAATTAACGAGGAAATGCCATCACCAAAACAAATGTATAAAATGTTTTTAGAATTAGCATTAAAATATAATAAATTAGAAGAAAAAGTAGAACTAATGAGTAAATGGGTTGATAAAAAAAAGAAAAAAATAAATGTTTTGGATTGGTTAAATACTAGTTCGGATTTAAAACCTGATTTAATTTTTGATAATTTAGCTGATAATATAAGTATTTTAGAATCTGATTTAGAATTATTATTTAATGGGAATTTTTATGATATGTTAAATGAAATATTTGTAAGAAATATTTATGATAAAAATGAATCTGAGGCTTCATTGTTTGCGTTCATTCAGAAAACGAATACTATTTATGTTTACACTAACCAAAATACTGATTCTGAGAATAGTTGGATTGAATTATCTAGAGAGAAGCTTATTTATTTCTTAAATAAACTTCATTTTAAAATTGTCAAAGTATTATTGGAATGGAATAAAAAAAATAAAGAAAAACCTAATTTTAGTGAAAAAATGGAAGAAATGTATAATAAATCTAATATTAAATTAATGGGAATTGATTTTAAAAATGAATCAACCTTAAATAAAATTAAATTTAGTATTTATAATAAAATGAAAAAAGATATGAAAGCTCTTATTGAATATGAATTTGAGTTTTAAATTTATATTCATAACTTTGTTTAAAAAATTATTATCTTTTTTTATAACTTTTTCTACTTTTTCTACTTTTTCTAGTTTTTTTATAACTTTTTTTACTTCTTCTAGTTCTTTTACTTCTTCTAGTTTTTTTATAACTTCTTCTTTTACCTCCTTGCTGTGGTGCTTCTTCTTGAGGATTATTATTATTATTTGCTTCTTCGTAACTTTCTATTATTTGTTCAGGGGTATCACCAAAATCATCCATTATTTTACAAATATCAGAATATAATCCTTCTGTATTCATTTCCAAAGATTCTAAATATTCAATTTGACCATTATTAAATCCGCGTTCCATTAAATCTTCCCTATCATCTTCATTAAATTGTTCACCCATAATATTATATCATTATATAATATTATTTTATAATATTCTTGTTTATAGTTTTGGTTTATAGTTTTGGTTTATAGTTTTGGTTTAAAGATTTGGAAAGCTAGGAGGACCACACAAAATTCCGCACTCACCACATCTTTGAGTATTTCCTCTTTGGATAAGAATATATCCACTCATACCCCAACTTGTTCCCCAACTATTTTTTACCTTGTAATAGTCTGTTCCGTCTGTCCACGTTCCATATCCAACGGCTAAAACACCATGGTCCAAGTTTGAGCCACATGTGCCTGTTAGAACACCGCTTTTGTAAGATTGAAAAGCAGGTTGATTTGCTTGAATAGCAATAGATACTGGTTGTTGAGCTATAGCAGTCATTAAAGCAGAATCGGAATTTTTTGCGACATCAGTGAAAGACTTAGGAGTTACAGCTGAATTTTTTGTGCATGTTGTAGCACATGCTCCTTTTTGACCAGTAGTTCCAGAAGTGTATGGATAACCCGACTCGGTACATAATCCACCATTAGTCTTTGTCCAAGAAAAAGCATTATCCATTAGACCACCGTTACACGCAGAATCAATAGTATCACATGAGACTAAATTTTGCTCAGAAAAAGATACAAGAGTTCCATACTTGATTTCGTAAGCACCTTCCAAAGCTCCTGTCGCAGAAAAAGACCAGCAAGAACCACAATTTCCTTGGTCCTTTACACCTGTTACTGCTCCTTTTGTTGACCAATCGACGCTAGCAGGAAGAGCAGACAAATCTTTGGGAGCCTCAAGAACATAATCCGCAACTGTTTCCTCTGTGCGTTCTTGTAATCCAAGACGCACATATGTCTTAAATTCATCAAAACTCATATGAGAAAAATGGTTATGACCTAATTCATAAGTGTTACCTTTGTTGGCATTGTGTGTTTCAATAATATCATCATTATTCGCAAAGTTGCTCAACATATGAGTAAAATGATTTCCATCATTACTTGTAATATTAAATTGAGAAAGCCAATTTACAAATTTCTCCTCATAAAATTCACGATTATGAATATTCTTACTAAATAATTCTCGTCGAAGGCTATTTTCAGCGCTGTAGAGTGAAAAAAACGTTGTTAACAGAAAAAAAACTTTAGACATTTTATAATATACCTTAATACTTTCTTTTTATTATGTTTAAAAATTACTATTAAAAATAATTATTTGTATTTTTACGAATATTTTCGAGAAAATATACAGTATATATAATGGAACCTACCCCTAAAATTAAATTACCAGTTCCTTATGAACCACACGAAAAGATTGATAATAAATTAAAATCATTAAATAAAACAGGAAGTAAAAAAATATTAACTTTTATTGGGTCAAACGAAGTTGAAGCAATGTTTTATTTATATCTTTTTAAAAAATACAAAAGCAATTGTTTTCTTCATGATAAAAATTCTAAAAGACGAATATTAGGAATGTCTATTTTAATTAGTGAAAAATATGAGCCTCAAGAGACCAAAGAAATAGAAGACCAATTAAAAAATTTATCTAAAATATTACTTGATTGCATCAAAAATTTAGATACAAAAATAATAATAATTCCAGTTCAATTAATTTTTGATAATGGAGGAGGACACGCAAATGTCTTAATTTATCGTAAAAATTTAAATCAAATTGAACATTTTGAACCACACGGACAAAATTTTTCAAACCAAAAAGAAAATATCAATAAAATAATAGAAAAATGGATGAAATATTTTATTTTAATAATAAACGCAAAATTACTAGTAATTAAGAAACCACAAATTAAATTTATAGAATCAAGTGAAGTTTGCCCTTACATAAATGGATTACAAAATCTTGAATCTTTAAGTGACCTTATTAAAATAGCTGATGTAGAACCTGGTGGATATTGTGCGGCTTGGAGTTTGTTTTTTACCGAGTTGTGCTTAAAAAATCCAGAAATTCCCAGCTCAGTATTAATGAATTATATATTTAATACTTTACAATTGATGGATAAAATGGAAAAAAGAAATTACTTGAAGAATGTAATAAGAGGATATTCTGTTTTTATTAATGAAAAGATTGATAAATATTTTTCAGTATTTTTTAAAAATGGGCTTACAATAAATAAAATAAAAAATTTTTCAAATCCTCAATTAATAAACTTTGAAAATATTCTTAAAAATTTAATTAACCTAGAAATGAATTTATCAACAAATCCACTTTATTTACAAACAAAAGTTAAAACAATAGAAGATGAATTGAAAAAACTGTATCAGGATTTAGAAATTATGAATAAAAATAAAACATACAACCCAAATATAATAAAGCAAATTCAAGAATTAACGAATAAACAAAATGCTGATTGGATGTATAATGCTTTTAATAGAAATAAAATTTCTTCACCAACTTCACATAGTATATCTTTAAAAAACAGTAGTTTGAAACATGTTAAATCTATTCCTAAGAAAGATTCTAAATCCTGTCCTGAAGGAAAAGAATTGAATTTAAAAACAGGTAGATGTATTAAAACTAAAACACAAAAAGTTGAAAAAATGAAAACTCTCAAACAAAAAGTTGTGATAAAATTAGAACCTCTAGAAAAACGCTGCCCTGAAGGAAAGGAATTGAATTTAAAAACCGGTAGATGTATTAAAACTAAAACACAAAAAGTAAAAAAAATAAAAAAAACTCCAGAAGTTGTAATAAAATTAGAACCTGAAATTAAGTCGACTAAATCCTGTCCTGAAGGAAAGGAATTGAATTTAAAAACCGGTAGATGTATTAAAACTAAAACAGAAAAAATAAAAAAAATAAAAACTCCAAAAATGAAAACTCCAAAGATAAAATTAGAACCTCTGGAAAAACTAAAAAAAACACCTAAAAGTTGTCCTGAAGGAAAGGAATTGAATTTAAAAACCGGCAGATGCGTTAAAACTAAAATAAAAAAAGTGAAATTAGAAAAAGAAAAAACACGAAAACAAAAAATAAAAGAAACAAAAGAAATAAAAGAAATAAAAGAAATAAAAGAAATAAAAGAATAAAAGAAAAAATAAACTAACTAAACTACAATCTAAATTTAAATAAATCTATATAATTTTTATTTAAATTTTAATATTTTCTTCTATTTTTCCTACTTTTTCTATTTTTCCTACTTTTTCTACTTTTTCTACTTTTCCTAGGTTTTTTACTTTTTCTACGTTTTCTACCACCATATTGCTCACTAGAAACAGGTGGTGCTGATGGTGGTGGTGGTGGTATTCCATTCATATCATCTTCTTTTCTTTGTCTTTCATCTTCTTTTCTTTGAGCTTCTTCAAACATTGCGTTAATCTCGTCTCGTGTCATTTGTCTTCTTTCACCAGTAGTTGTATCTAAAGCTGTAAAACCAGAGCCACGACCAGGACGTATTTCTCTTAAATTATTCATATATATATATATATATATATATATATATAACTATTAGTATTATTAATATTTTAAAAATATTTTAAAAATATTTTTTATTGAACTCATCTACAGTAATTAGTGTTACGCCTAGTTTTTTCGCATCTGATGCCTTACTTGTATCCTCTTCCAAATTTTTTACTATAACAACAAATGTATTTTTTGAAACGCTTGAACCAATTTTTGCGCCGGCGCTTTTAATTTGTTCTTCTAGATTTTTATCTCTGAATCCCGTCATAATTATTGTTTTGTCATAAAGCACATGACTTGAGTTATCTTTATCTTCTTTTTTATTTTTAGGTTGATTAAGTTTATATTCTAAACCACATTCTTTAATAAAATTATTAAAAATTGTGATATTTTCAACAAACGATGTTGCTGATTTTTCAGCAATTCCTTTAACTTTTTGGATTTTTTGTGTTTTTTCTTGGGTTGTTTCTTTTGAAATTAAAATATCTGGATACGCATTCATAATAAGCTCAATCTTCTTTTCACCCAAGGTTCTACCAAACAAATTGGATGCTGACATTAGAATAATGAGAGAAGCATTAATTAATTTTTCTTTAATTCCATTGTAAATTTTGTTTGCCATTGTATTTTTAAATCCTTCCACTTTCAAGAAATCATCTGTAGACATATTTATTATTTTTGGGATTGTATTATACCCTGCCTCAATAATTCTTGACACGTTTCCACTTCCCAATCCATCCACTTCTATTCCTTTAAAGAATCCTGTGATATTTTTCTCTCTAACTGTTTCATCCTCATCCATATTTTCAATAACAATATCTACATTCGTGCTATTCCATTTATAAGATTGGGTTGGCATTTTGGGTTCTGTTGCTGGAACTGTCACATTCAAAATATGTGGAATCACATCTCCGCTTCTAACTATTTTAATTATTGCGCCAATTCCTATTTTATTATTTTGTATAAAAGCACCATTAAATCCTGTAGCATATTCTATTTTTACACCACCTAGCATTATTGGCATTATTTGAACTCTCGGTTTTAAATATCCATCTTTACTAGGACTCCAAATAACATCTACTACGGTTGCCTCTGCTAATTGTTCAGATAAAACCATTTTAAACGCAAATGCGTGCTCAGGATTACCAGTTTTTCTCTCATAAATTTTATTATTAGTAACAATCATTCCATCAATTTCATAATCATACATTCTTCGATTATCTATCAAGAGTTGAGATAACAGTTCATTTGAAATAGTTGGTTCTAATCTATTTAATACGCATTCCGTTTTCAAATTATTTTTTAAAAATTCCATTTGTTCGTTTGGATTTAAAATAGGTTTAATTACCTCATATGCGACGAAATGAACATCTGATATTTTATTCTTGTCAACAGTTTTATGATTTATAATTCCGGCAACCATATTTCTTGGATTCGCAAATTCATTTTTATATTTTGTTTCAAACACACTTTTTAAAATAATAAACTCACCTCTAATCACTAATCCTTTATTTTTTGGTAAATTTAAATACGGAATTAAATAACTTATATCTTGCCCAACCTTTCCGTCTCCTCTAGTGTATAATTTTGGCGTTGACCCTTCAGTTGAATATAATCCACTTACCCCATCTATTTTACACGATAATACATAAGGGCCTTGATACTTTTTTGTCCAAGATAATAATATATTTGTATCAGGTTTAATTTTATCCATTGACCCCATTTCATAAGGTAAGATGGCCTTATTTTTGTTTTGTTCAACTGGTGCTCCAACTTCTTTGCTCCAAGAAGAATAGGATTCAGGATATTTTATTTCAAAATAATCTCTAACAATATCATATTCAGTATCAGTTAGCAAAGGTGTTTGATTATGATATGCCTTTGTTAATTCTCTTAAAATATAAACAAAATCACTTGCGCTTAGCAGGTTTAACACATTTGTTCCATCTTTTTTGAATTTTTTTGTAAATTCTGTTATCTTTATTCCTGTTATTTCATTTAAATCTCCTTCGATTATTAATTTTTTCTTTTTCTCTGGTAGTAGTGCCTTTTTTTCAGTGATTTCTTTAAATGAGCGACTATCTGTGCGTTCCCATGGTTCTCTGTATTCCATATTCAAATATTTAAATATGTCTTGCTCTGAGTAAAATTGGTGTTCAACTTTTTCTCCTTTTTCTTTTTTATTTTCCATTTTATAAAGACCATGCTCATTCATTGTTAACCCCATTGTTAGAGCTTGATTTCGCATAATCGTATTAAAAATCTTACTTCCAGTAAAATATAGTACTGAAAAAGGATATTCTTCTTTAGATGTGTATAAGAAATCTACTCGCCTTGCGATTGATGATGGAGTTATTCTTGCGATAACAAGACATTTAGAAGGACCCCTAGAAAGAACTTCAATAATAATTTTTTGTTTAATTAATGTGTCAATAAATTTTATGAAATTTTGTGCTGAGTCTGATGTGATAATTACATCAATATCACCAGAATTTTCTGCTCTACGCCTATAAGAACCAACAATTTCGTAATTTGAGTTTTCTAAAATAATATTTTTGAATAGTGTGTTGTAACATTCTATTTCTTGACGTGGTATACGCTTTAAAATATCTTCATAATATTTCAGACCTACTTTTTGTGTTTCATTTAATAATTGATGTTGATTAGCACGTAATTGTTCAATTGTTGTTATTCCTTGCTCTACTAACTCCTGGGCTTTTTTTGGGCCAATACCATACACATCTGATAATACATTTACAGGATTATTTTTCTCTCTTTCTATTATTTGTAAAGTGCCTGTAACAATGAATTCTTCTAACCTTTCTAATACAGCAGGTCCAATATTTGGTTTGCCAATTAAATCATTTAAACTTGTAATATTATTTGGATACGAGATAATAAATTCTTGAGCTTTTTGATAAGCTCGTGCTCTAAAAGCCTCACCTTTTTTCAACATTATATTTGATAATTTTTCTAGAACTTCAATAAATTTTTTGTTATAAGACATTTGATATGAATATGTTTGTTTAATTATCTTTAAATATATTTTAAAGTTTTAAAATGATTCAATTTTATTATTATTTATAATTGTTTATAATTGTTTATAATTGTTTATAAATTATAAAATAAAAAATAAAAAATAAAAAATAAAAAAGGATTACCTTCTACTAATATAGAAAGTTTTCTCTTTTATTTTTGAAGTATTTAATTAATTACTTATAAAATATATTTAAATATAATATCTATAAAACTACACTATTCTTTGTCTTCATCTTTATTCTTTGTCTTCATCTTTATTCTCGAATTTGAAGAATTTTTTCGTATTCTTTGTTTATTGAGTCTATCCTTTTGTTGCGTTTATTATTTTTGTTGTTTTTGGCGCAATCATTTTCTAAACTGTCTAGCATAATCAGCATTTCTGACATAATAATGTCATTTATTTGTTTTTGAGTTTCTTCAAACTTTTCTTTTTTTTCTTTTTGAATGAATCTTGATTTTTCTTGTGATTTGTTCTCATTCACTATCCAATACCAGGGCTCGTTATAAACGAGAAGTGCTTCAGATTTGGTTCGAATCTTTTCTTGAAAATGCTTTGCCGCGCTGTTATCAAACCAAGAATCAATGTGAACGTATGCTGAATTGTATGGCTTTCCATCTTTTCCTATCTTGGTAACGAAGTCCACGCCTTTGATATTGGCTAAGAACATTTTTTCAAATAATTGCGCAATTTTTTTCTTGTGAATATTTGGAAACACATGAGCAATGTATAAACTTTCAATCTCAATTGAAAAGTTAATTGGTGGAGTAATAATATTTTGAAACATTTTTAATAAACTTTAAGTTGCTTGTTGGGGCTAAAATACTTTTTATACATTTTTATAAAAGTATTTCAATTTTTTATATTTTATATATTTTTTTTGATTACTCAAAATTTATTTTTTTCAACCTTTTTACGAAGTTATAGAAAGGTTTAGATAAAATTCTACTGAAACTTTGTTTTAATATCAATATTTATATAATGGGGTTATTTATTTGTTTTAAAGATACTTCTTCCAGATATAAACTTCCACAACATACAAGCATAGAAACTAAATTAGTTGATAATTTTGGATTTCAACCAATTACTCAAGATAACTGTGATAAAATAGTTCAATTAATTTTAGAAGTACGTAATGATAAAAATGAAACATTTTGCAAATATGTAAACGAAAAAGGTGACTCCCTCGGAATAAGTACATCAACTGTAGCTGGACATACTAGGGGCTATGAAACAGTTTTAATATTATCAACACGAGATAATTTTGAAGAAATTGAATCTGGTAATGATATTCGAGCAATACTTGCGTTTAATTATGAGGATTACGAATATAAAAATTTAGATATTAATGTTTTATGTAGCAATCAAGTTACTAAATCTGGAGGAGGAGGAATATTAATTAAAAGTGTTATAGATGTGTGTAAACAAGAAGGAATAAGAAAAATTACTTTATTTGCTGCTGAATCTGCTGTTGATTTTTATAAAAAAAATGGATTCGTAAATGAAAATGAAATACACCATAATATGATGTCTCTTCAACTAGGTGGAAAATATCGTCACCGTCTTGTATTAAAATTAAAATCTAGAAAATCTAAGAAAAATAAAAAATCTAAGAAAAATAAAAAATCTAAGAAAAATAAAAAATCTAAAAGACTACAGTAGAATTTTGGCTCAACCTTTCTATAACTTCGTAAAAAAGGTTGAAAAAAATAATTTTTTAGCGTTGTTTGCTTTATATTAAAAATAAAAAAATTGAAATACTTTTTTTATTTTCTTCTAATAGTATTATTTCCCAAAGCTTTAAAATTTTAAAATGATGAACCAAACTATTAATACCAAAGAAGAAAATGTTGAAGTTATTGAATGTCCTATTTGTATGGACGAAATTAAAGAAAAAAATAAAGTTACTACTGAGTGCGGACATTGTTTTCATACTAGTTGTTTAATGAAAAATATTTCTCATAATGGGTTTGGATGTCCTTATTGCCGAACTACTATGGCCGAAGAACCAGCGGATAATAGCGATGAAGAGTATGATGAGTTTTCCATTGATGAAGAAGAAGAAGAAGGACCTGATTACAATGACAATGTTCTTAGAGGAGCTAGATGGCTATTCCAGCGCGCCGAAGGAGAAGAAGTTGATGAAGAAGAAGATTCTGTTTTGGATGAAGAAGAAGAAGTTGAAGTTGCTGTTCAAAGACCCTCTGTTGATTACATTGTTGAAAAATTAGTTCAACGAGGCGTTACTATGGCAGAGCTTGTAAAGTCAATACTTTTATTCGACCATGAAGAATTTCAAGATGAAGAATCATTTGAATTAGGAGACAGTGAACTATTTGGCAAGCTGAGAATAATCATTTCAAACTATCAGCCTCCTGTTATTGTTGCTCCTCCTCCTCTTGAGGAAACTCCTAGTCCTGTTCTACATTATGAAACGAATCATTATCAGAGTTCAAGACTTCGACAAGTTGATGCTGTTTCAGAAGACGAACTATATATAGATGATGTTGACGCACAATTATGTAATTCATTTTACGTGTCAGAAAGAGAAAAACGTTATGAAAAAATGTCAGAATTAGTTCAAGTTGAAGAAAAAAAAGAAGAACGAGTTATCAAAATGCCTTTTAACTTTCAAATGAAAGGGTCTTGCCGTCGTCACGAATCCATCTTTTAAAAAAATCCATCTTTAAAAAATCCATCTTTAAAAAATCCATCTTTAAAAAATCCATCTTTAAAAAATCCATCTTTAAAAAAGATGGAGTCAAACAAACAAACAAACAAAAAAAATATATATTTGTCTAACTAATTAAATTATTGTTTATAGGTTTAAAAAATGAAAAGGGAAAATAAAAAAGGTAAGCATTATTTATTATATTTTATTAACTTTGACTAACTTTTTAGTTTTTTCTTTTCTTTTTCTTTTTTTCTTTTTATTTATCTGATATTTGATAATTATAATTGGAAAATGGATTTATTTCTTTTATTTCTTCTTGCTTTTGAAATAAAGTTAATGAATCATAATATTCTTTTACCTTTGAATTTATTTTTATTCTTCTCACATCAAATGATGTCAAATATAATCCACTTAATGATTTTACCCTCGAAAGCGCAACATACGTTTGACCACATTCAAATATTCCACTTCCAACATCTATTTCCGCAGTATCTAGCGTCGCGCCTTGCGATTTGTGAATTGTCAATGCCCATGCCAAAATTAGCGGCACTTGGGAAACTCCTATTCCTTGTATGTTTTCACTTGGCCAAACATGTTTACTCATTACCATTTCAATTCCATTATTATATTTAACAAATGGAAAATTTGTTGTCGGACAAAATCTTGTAACAATTCCTTGACTTCCGTTACATATCATCTCATCATTCGGTAGTTGAATATTTATTATACACATTACTTGCGCTCCTACTTTTAATTTTAAATTTTTATCACACATTAAATTTCCTGTTAAGAAATCCAACTCTGTTTGAATATTTTCTCTCGTATATTGTAATCTTAATCGTTTTTCTTCGGCTGTCATTTCCAAATCTAAGATTTGCTTTACAGTGTATTCTTTTTCTTCACTATCTAAAGAGACCATCTTAGAATTATTTATATATTCTACTTTGTTCTTTGTTGGAAAAAGCTTTGTTGGTTCAACTAACAAATTTTCGTCGGGTTCTCTGCCTACATATTGTAGGAGAAGCTCATTTGATTTCTTTTTTATTTTACCTTCGCGTATTTGGTTTAAAATAGATGAATAAGTTTCATCTGTTTGCCTGAATATTTTTATTAATTGAATTTGACAATCTGGACTGAAAATGCTGTTCCAATTATCACTTTCAAAACAAAAACACATTGTTTCTGGTTCGTCTTTGTTTCCTACTGGAGGCAATTGATAAAAATCACCTGAAAATATTAGCTGGATACCTCCAAATGGTCTTGGATTTTTTCTTACTACTTTTCCTATTTCATTTAACATATTGAATAATTTTAATGATAACATACTTACCTCATCTACTATTAGTATGTCTGTGTTTTTCCACATTTCTTTTTTGTAACGATTTCCCAATATTTTTTTTATATTTTGTTCTATTGTTCCATTTCCTAATCCAATTCCTGACCATGAATGGAGTGTTTTTGCTTTACAATTGAGTAAAACCGCCGCACAACCAGTAAGGGCGCAAACTTGGATTTCTTTTTTGGAATGTTCTTTTATTTTTCTTATTAATGCGGATTTTCCTGAACCACCAGGTCCTGTGATAAATATATTATTGCCTTTAATATATTTATCGAATGCTAATTGTTGTTCTTTTGAAAGTTCCATTGAGATATTATTATTATTGATTTATCTTTATTATGATTTTATTAATCAATTTTTTCTACTTTAAAAAAGTAGAGCAAAACTTTATTTCTACTTTAAAAAAGTAGAGCAAAACTTTATTTCTACTTTTTTTACTTCGTTATGAAAATTTTTTATATTTTTTGCTCCACTTTTCATAAAGGTGGATTGGATTCTAATATTTTTACTCTTTCTTTTAATTCTTGTATTTCTTTTATTAAAATTGGAATTAATCCTATATAATTCACTGATTGATTTTGCGGTCCATCTTTTTCACCTATTACTAGGAATGGATATTGTTCTTGTAATTCGTGAGCTATTAAACCTACATCTTGTTTTTCTGATAAAATATTTGTGTATGTTACTGGTCTTAGGTTATCTATCGTAAAATTTGGATTGTTTTTGTTTATTGTCATAACATTTTCTTTTACTCTATAATCTGAAGTATTTGTAAATGAAATCGCAGAACAATTATTAGCTACATTTAAATCCCCATATGGAATATATACTGTTGTGGTTCCTATTCCACCTACTACTACTTGGTTACTTGCACTTACTTGTGCGTTTGCTCCTAATGCGGTTGAATTACTATATGTTCCAGCATTTGCGTCTGCTTTATAACCCAAAAATGTATTATTTGTTCCTGTTGTGTTTGCTATTCCTGATTCATAACCTAATGCTGTATTATTACTTGTTGTATTTGAAACTAATGCTCTGCGACCAATCGCTGTATTAAATGAACCAGTGTAATTTCCTCTCAAAGTATCATGTCCAATTGCTGTGTTGTCCCATCCAGTTGTATTAACATTCAAACTAGTAGTTCCACTTGCTGTATTATTATTTCCAGTTGTATTATTAATTAATGAACTAGTACCAAGTGCTGTATTACCAGCTCCAGTTGAATTTTTTGTTAATGCTCTATATCCAATTCCTACATTATTGCTTCCAGATGTATTTGTAAATAATGCTTCCATACCAACTGATGTATTATACGAATTTGTATTGTTATATAATGATTGATAACCAATCGCTACATTAGCGATACCAGTTACATTTGCAGTTAATGCACGTTGACCAACTCCTGTATTGTAACTGCCACTTGTACTAGCAGATAATGATTGATTACCAACTGCTGTATTGTAACTTCCAGTTGTATTCAATGATAATGAAGACCAACCAATTGCTGTATTCAAAAAACCTGTTGTATTATTTTTTAATCCGTTTAATCCAACTGCTGTATTTGATGCTATGTTACCTCCTCCTAAACCAACTGTTAATGTATTAATTATTGAGTCTTTGCTTGAAATTATGTTTCCTGATACATCTAAGGCAGCTGTTGAACCTGTTTTACCAATAGCTAAATTATATGAAAGTAAAGCTAAACCAGTTACACCAACTGATATCAAGTATGAATCATTACTTAGACCTGTTGGACCTATTGTTCCTGTAGAACCTTGAATACCTTGAATACCTTGAAGACCTTGAATACCTTGAATACCTTGAAGACCTTGTAATCCTGTAAAACCTTGAGGACCTTGTAATCCTGTTTCTCCTGTAAAACCTTGAATACCTTGAAGACCTTGAATACCTTGAATACCTTGAGGACCTTGAATACCTTGAGGACCTTGTAATCCTGTTTCTCCTGTGAAACCTTGAGGACCTTGTAATCCTGTTTCTCCTGTGAAACCTTGAGGACCTTGTAATCCTGTTTCTCCTGTGAAACCTTGAAGACCTTGAGGACCTTGAGGACCTTGTAATCCTGTTTCTCCTGTAGAACCTTGAAGACCTTGAGGACCTTGAAGACCTTGTAATCCTGTTTCTCCTGTAGAACCTTGAAGACCTTGAAGACCTTGTAATCCTATTTCTCCTGTGAAACCTTGAAGACCTTGAAGACCTTGAAGACCTTGTAATCCTATTTCTCCTGTGAAACCTTGAAGACCTTGAGGACCTTGAGGACCTTGAGGACCTTGAAGACCTTGAAGACCTTGTAATCCTGTTTCTCCTGTAGAACCTTGAGGACCTTGAAGACCTTGTAATCCTGTAGGTCCTGTGAAACCTTGAGGACCTTGAAGACCTTGTAATCCTGTTTCTCCTGTGAAACCTTGAAGACCTTGAAGACCTTGAGGACCTTGAAGACCTTGTAATCCTGTAGGTCCTGTGAAACCTTGAATACCTTGAAGACCTTGTAATCCTGTTTCTCCTGTGAAACCTTGTAATCCTGTAAAACCTTGAGGACCTTGAAGACCTTGTAATCCTGTTTCTCCTGTGAAACCTTGAATACCTTGAGGACCTTGAGGACCTTGAGGACCTTGAGGACCTTGAAGACCTTGTAATCCTGTAAAACCTTGAATACCTTGAAGACCTTGTAATCCTGTTT